TATTAGAATAATAAATAACTGTATTACAAGCAGTAAGTGTAAGACCAAAACCACCAGTGGTAGGATTACCTACAAAAAATCTTGTTTTATCATCTGTTTGGATTCTACGTATTGCTTCTTGTCTATCTTCTACTGAAGTAGCACCGTAAATACTTACTACGGCATCTTCACCAAATTTCTTTTTAAGAAATTGTATAATCTCTTCCAAATTGTGGATGTAGTTCGCCCAGATGATGACTTTGCCGTCCGTTTCTTCCAGAGTGTCTTCCAACGCTTGTAGTTTATGTTTGTGCAAGTGAAGTATTTTTCCATCATCATCTTTAGTAAACCCATTGCATACTTGATGCAACTTAATAATTTCAGTAAGTTTATTAGAAAAACTAATAGTGCTATCCTCAACTATAGCGAGAGCATTGATTCGCAGCTTTTCATATATCCTTTTTGCCTCACCTTCTAATTCAATATATCTTCTTTGCCTTACCTTAGGCTCTAAATCTAAGCATTGGTCTTTACGAACCCTAGAAGAAAAGCCTTTTAGCTTATTTTCTAGCTCTTGTAAGTTTTTGTAATATTTTGGGATACTAATATATCTACCTGAACCTACTGGAATATCACCCATTTCAGCATATCTATTTCTAAATGTAAGATAGCTGCTAAAGCCTAAAAGTTGTGGATTTAAAAATTGACATTGTGTATATAGATCCAATGGAGATTTTGTTATTGGCGATCCTGTTAGTATACGCCTTATGGCGGATAGTGTTCGTAGTTTTAATATGTTTTTTGTTCTTTTTGCTCCTCGGTTCTTTATGGTTGTTGATTCATCCAACACTACCATATTTTGCGGTCTTTTAGATAAATAATTAATACAAGCATCTAAACCTCTTTTAGTAGATAAAGCTTCTACATTAATAAGAAAAATATTTAATAATCCAGTTTTATCTTTATTTTTTTTATCTATATTCCATCTATAAATATAATATTCAATATCATCAGGTAAATGTGTTTCTATTTCTGTTTGCCATACGGTATATACTGATTTAGGTGCAATAATTAAACACGAATCAATTTTATTTTGAAAATACAACCAAGCAATATTATCAATTGTTACCTTAGTTTTTCCTGTACCCATTTCCATAAAGTAAGCAAACTCAGATTTATTTGCAGATATTTTGAGTGCTTCCCTTTGATGTTCATAGGGTTTTGTCTTATACGGGTATTTCCACATCGAACAAATTAATAAACTTTCTTCTTGCATTGGTCAACAATTTATTTATAAGCGTTTACAGGAGGAATAAATATGGATATCGAAAAAATGTCTAATATCGACATAGATCAGGATCAGATTAAATCTATTTCTGATCAGTGTCAAAAACTTAGCGATCTCCGATTCCAAATCGAACAACGTGAAGAAGAAACCTCAAAGCTAAAATCTCAAGCAAGAGATTTAGAAGAGAGAACTATTCCGGATATGATGCAAGAAGCAGGTGTATCTTTGCTTAAACTTAAAGATGGTTCTACTGTAGAAGTAAAACCTTTTTATGCAGCTAAGATTCCTGAGTCTAGAGTTGAGGAAGCCTTTAGTTGGTTGAGAAGTAATGGTCATGAAGATCTAATCAAGAATACTATTACTACTCAGTTTAGCAGAGGCCAAGACAATCAAGTATCTGAACTTGTAAAAGTTTGTGAGAAGTTTGGTTTCAACTATAATCAAAAACAAAAAGTTGAACCAATGACTCTTAAAGCTTTTGTTAAGGATCAAGTTGAACAAGGTAAACAAATACCTTTCGATATGTTTGGAGTTTATATCGCTAATAAAACTAAAATAACTAATAAAGGATAATCATGAAGACGAACGATGCAAAAACGAAAGACGTTGAAGTAATAGCTAAGAAAGGAGGAGCTTTAGCTGCAGTAAATTTAGAACAATTTGCTGACACTGGCTTTGATAATGTTGATGCTAAATCAGTAGCATTACCATTTTTAAAAGTGCTAGGACAATTGTCTCCTCAGGTAACACAAGGTGATAGTCAGTTTATCGAAGCTGCTAGACCAGGTATGATTTATAATACTGTAACTAACCAATTATATAATGGTCAGAAGGGTATTACAGTTATACCTTGTTATTATAAGTTAGAGTATATCGAATGGAAAGACAGAGACCAAGGTGCAGTTGCACCAGTTAATGTCTATCCTGCAACATCAGATATCATGTCTAAAACAACTAGAGATGATGGTGGTAAAGATAGACTTGAAAATGGCAACTATGTAGAAGAGACAGCTTCTCACTATGTTTTAATATGTGAAGAAGGTGCTCAATCATCTGCATTAGTTACTATGAAATCCACTCAAAGAAAAAAATCTAAAAAGTGGAACTCTATGATGATGTCTTTAAGACAGAAAAAAGCTGATGGTAAAGGTTTCTTTAAACCTGCTCCATTTACGCAGCAATATAAAATGCGAACTGTATTAGAGAAGAATCAGTTAGGGTCATGGTATGGCTGGGAAATAGAACATATTGGCCCTGTGGCTGATAAGTCTGTTTTAGAAGCAGCCTTCGGCTTTTACGAAACTTGTAAAAAAGGATCAGTAAAAGTTAATCATGGAAAAGAAGAACAACAGGAAAAAACACCCTTCTAGTCTATGAGTCTACTTGACAAAACCTTGGAAGAGTTTGTAGAACTCTTCCAGGGCTCATCTACATATTTTGGTGCATCTCAACCTATAGGTAATAAAAAACCTAACGGTAAAAATGAATTCAAACATTGGGTTGAACCGAAACCAATGACGTTAGATCATTGGAAACAACATTTAAAAGGAGAAGCATACTATGGAAGCGTTCCAATTAGAGATGATAATACATGCTCTTGGGGGGTCATCGATGTTGATCGTTATAATATACAGCATAAGGAAGTTATATCGATCATACGGAAAAGACAGTACCCACTCATCCCGTTCAGATCGAAGTCCAACGGATTACACTTAGTATTATTTATTGATGGAGTCGTTGCTGCATCAGCAATGCGTAAGAAACTAATAGAGATAGCCTCGGATTTAGGAATCAACGACACAACAACAGATATCTATCCTGCCCAAGATGAAGTAGATCTTTCTCCTGAAAAATGGGACGACAAAAGAAAAGGTAACTTTGTAAACTTACCATATCAAAAAGCACATATGACAACTCGTGTTGCTATGGATGATAGCGGCAACGGAGTTAAACTAGAGAATTTATTTGAATTTGTAAAACCTTACAGATTAAAACCAGCAGACTTTAAAAAATTAAAAATATTTCAAGACGATGAAACTAAAGATTATCCACCTTGTGTAATTAACTTTATGAAAAATAAAGTACAAAAAGGTGAAGGTAGAAATGATGCTATGTTTAACGTAGCAGTATTAGCAAAAAAAATAAATCCTGATCCAGTTATGTATGAAGATTGGACTAGAAATATGATGACTAAAGTTTGCTCTGAAAATTTACATCCAAAAGAATTGCAAAATATTTTTAAAGGTGTAGAGAATAAAGAGTATGCGTACAAATGTAAAACGTCAATCGCTAGAATGCACTGCGTATCATCTACTTGCGTTAAGCGTAAGTATGGGATTGGAGCTAATGAAGCGTTACCCGAAGTAGGAAAACTTTTAAAAGTTAATTCCTATCCTGAGCCTTATTGGATATTACCTATTCAAGGTAAATCAATTAGATTATCTACTAAACAATTATACCAACAGCAGCTATTAGGAGAAGCATTGCTTAATTATGATATAGTTTGGCGTACTCTAAAGCCTTCTAAAAGAGACCCTGACCCTTACAGAGACTGGTTAGAAGAGTTAATATCTAATAAACAAGACATGGAAGGATTTGATGCAGCCGAAGAAATGGGTGATGTATTTAATTCTAGAATGTCTAGATTTTTGGAAGATGTCGAAGATACAACTGAGTTTGACCAAATTGATAATGGTAATATTTGGAAAGATGATTCTGAGATGAGATTTAAATTAGAAACATTTAGACAATTTATTAAAAAAATGGGTTACAACTGGTCAGAAAAAGATTGTACTAAATTTTTAGAATCAGGAGGTGCTATGCCTAAAAAGAAATTTCAAGGTATCGATAGCAGACATTGGGTTGTAGCATTGCCAAAACAAACAGAGCACAAAAATAAAAATGTCAAATTCACTAAAGCAAAAGCTGCATGGGAAGACAGTTAAAATATTTGGCCCACCAGGGACAGGTAAAACTGAAAACCTTTTAAAACGAGTACAAAGATACTTACGACAAGGTTATTCTCCTGATGAAATATGTTACATATCATTTACTAACAAAGCTGTTGACGAATGTGTAAGTCGTGTAAGAAAAAAATTTAAAGAGTATGATGAAGATGACTTCCCATATTTTAGAACCCTTCATAGTTTAGCAAGACAACAATTTGCAGAAATTCCTGTATTAGATCCTAAAGTTGATTTGCTCACATTTCATACACAATACGGAACTATAAAAATAAATTTTAAAGAAGGTCATGATGATCAAAAAGTTTATAACAATTGGTCACTACAAATTTATGACAGAGCTAGAAACATGAAAGTCGATCCTGTGTGGTTATATAAACAGCAGCCAAGAAAAGCTGTGAGGTTGCAGCAATTTAAATCTATTATCAATGGTTACGAACAATTTAAAACAATGGAATTGGAAAACGGACAACGGACACCGGACAGATTAGACTTTACGGATATGGTACAAAAATTTATTAATGATGGTCTATCAATACCTTTTAAAGTTTTAATGGTAGATGAAGCTCAGGATCTAACACCTTTACAATGGGACTTAGTTGTTAAGTTAGCAGCACAAGTACATAGAGTTTATCTAGCTGGAGATGATGACCAGGCTATTTATGAATGGAATGGTGCAGATGTAACATACTTTCAAACCTTTCCTGGACGAGAAGTTGTATTAAAAAAATCTGTAAGACTTAATAAAAATGTACATTACTTTTCTAAATGTATTTTAAATTCTATGGGAGAGAACAGGGTACAAAAAGAATTTATATCTAATGGTAAAAAAGGATCTATTCATAGATGGAATGGTTTAAAAAAAGTGCCTTGGGACTTAGAAGGATCTTGGATGGTACTTGCTAGAATAAACGATGTAAAAAAAGAATTGCAGCAAGAAGCACGAAATCTTTCATTATATTACCAAGATGTAAAAGGTAATAAATCATTTGATACTAATCAATTTTTAGCTATTGAGTATTGGAATAAAATTAATGAAGGTGGATCTATAACTAGAGAAGAAGCTACAGTTATGTATGAGTATTTATTAAACATAGATCACGGCTACCGGTCAGCGGACAGTAAAAAATGGAGCTTTGCTCATCCGAATCAGGTATTTACTTTTGACGAATTACACTTAAGATGTGGTATGAGAGATCAAAGAGGTAGCTGGGAAGATACATTTAAGAGAAAATTCAAGGAAAAAGATAAGTTGTATTTTAAAAAACTAATGAAAGAGGGTGTAGATTTAAACTTGCCACCAAAGATAATTATAGATACTATTCACCAAGTCAAAGGCGGAGAAGCTGATAATGTAGTTTTAGCGAGTAAGTGTAATTATCCTTCTCATTTTGAGAAAAAGAATTTAATGGATAAAGTAAAAGAACTTAGAGTTTGGTATACAGGAGCAACAAGATCTAAAGGTACGTTGCATTTACTGGGTACCTATCATCAATATAACTTTCCATTAGGTAAATACTTTAAACTTTATGAGGCAAACTATGTTTAGAAAAATAATAATACAAGCATTAGAAGATAAATATAATGCACAAATATCTAAAGCCGAAGCTACTTTGAAGATATACTTTGAAAAACCAGTAGGCATTGGCGAACACCCACAACATGTGGATGAGTGTGATAAGTTAATAAACGAAATATCACAAGCACAAGAAAACTTACAAACTTTAAAAGACTTTGATTATGATAATTAGAGATCCAATTGAAAAATATATAATGAAGGGCAATATTATACCACCTAGCATATGCGATATGCTAGTGGAGAGATCAAAAGAGTTACACTGGGAAAAACATTTATGGCATAATAACAATAGAAATGAGTTTCATGATAAAGATACTGAAGGTGTTGTCTGTTCTTATATGCCTGATGATTTATGTGGGTTGCTGCATCCTATCATTCATAAGTTAATGAGAGAGTATCAAAAAGAATTTTGTGGCAAAGCTGAAAATACAAAGAACGAATTTATTACTAAGATTACTAGACTTAGATTAAATAAGTATGCTCCAGGCAGCTACATGAAAGAACATCACGATCACATACATTCAATTTTTGATGGTAATGAAAAAGGAATTCCTATACTAAGTATTGTAGGTAATCTAAATGATGGCTTTGAAGGATCAGAATTTTTTTGTAGAGGTAAAAGAGTAGTCATGAATAAAGGTGATGTTATTTTATTTCCATCTAATTTTATGTTTCCACACAAAGTAAGTGATTGTTTAAAAGGTGAACGAATTTCATTCGTAGGATGGGGTTATTAATGACACATAAAGATTTATTTAAGGGAACTACATACAATTCATTAGAAGAGCAGGTCGGTGGGAAGCACTACCAAAAAATGAAGATTCAGCCTGCAGAGTTTATAAACGAAAATAAGTTACAATTTGCAGAGGGGAATGCTATAAAATATATTTGTAGGCACCAGTCTAAAGGCAAAGAACAAGATATCAGAAAAGCAATACACTATTTAGAAATGATATTAGAAAGAGATTATTCGTGATGGAATTATGTCTATCTTTTGGGTTTATATTTGTAATATTTGGGTTAATATTGCTGCTATTAATTAAATGGAATAACGAAGATGCTTGATTTTTTTGACATACCACCTGAAGTATTTGAAAGTTTAAAAGGTATAGCAAATGATACTAATATAGATAAGTCTCATGATCTTGCTGGTAATATTGAAAAAGAATATGACTTAACAAAGTATATACCCTTAATTGAACCTACACTTATGAATGTAATTAAAGATCCAAAAACAGCTGCAAATGCATATGTAAAAGAAGTAAAAATAATTAAACATTTAAAACTTAAACAACAAGATTTTTGGGTAAATCATATGTACAAACATGAATTTAATCCTGCTCACTCACACTCAGGTTTATTTAGTTTTATATTATTTATACAAATACCTTATTTAATCCAAGATGAAATGAATAATCCTAAATCAAAAAATAGTAACTCACCACTATCAGGATTTTTACAATTTCTACATTTAGAACAAAGAAGTAGAGGAGGTATAGGTGAACACAATGTACCTGTTGATAAAACTTATGAAGGTAAGGGCTTTATATTTCCAGCATTCTTGAAACACGTAGTGTATCCTTTTTATACAACGGACTTACCAAGAATTACTATGTCTGGAAACATTTATGCAGTGTAAAAAATGTGAAGAAAAAGCAGTTATATATCATGAAAAAGATCCTCTTTGTCCTTGGTGTTACGCTGCTCTTTTTAACATCGCACTGCGGCAACAAAAACCTAGATTTCAATCCAGTAACAACAGTTGCAAATCAACTGATAAAGGCTATAAGTCATAATAATAAATGACTCATCAATTAAATTTTATTTATAATGATTCAGATTGGATATGTCCCTCTGAATATCCTGATTTATCTAAAGCATCAGAAATAGCAATAGACTTAGAAACTAAAGATCCAAACATAAAAACAAAAGGATCAGGATGGGCTACCTTTGATGGTGCTATTGTGGGATTTGCAGTAGCTGCACTTGGTCAACAATGGTACTTTCCAATTCAACATGATGCAGGTGGTAATATGGATCTAGGTATGACAACTGCTTGGATGCAAGATGTTCTTAAAACTCCTGCTACTAAAATATTTCACAATGCAAGTTATGATGTAGGTTGGTTATTAGTAAATGGTTTTGAGATTAGAGGTAAGATTGTTGATACTATGATTGCTGCAGCATTGATAAATGAAAATAGATATAGTTTTAGTTTAAATGCATGTGCTAAAGATTATTTAGGTGAAATTAAAAATGAAACATTCTTAACTGAAAAAGCTAAGGAGTGGGGTATTGATGCTAAAGGTGATCTTTGGAGATTACCTGCAGGTTACGTTGGTTTTTACGCTGAACAAGATGCAGGTTTAACTTTAAGATTATGGGAAAGATTAAAAGGTGAAATTGTAAAACAAAATTTAAACGATGTATGGGATATGGAGATGGAGCTGCTACCTATACTTATTGATACTAGACGTAGAGGTATTAGAGTTGATGAAGGAAAAGCTCACTCATTAAAAAAAGAATTTAAGAAAAAAGAATCTGAAGTATTAGGTAAAATAAAAAAAGAAACTACATTGGACGTGGACATTTGGGCAGCAAGAAGTGTTGCTCAGATCTTTGACAGAATAGGTGTGGAGTACCCACGGACACCGAAAACCGGAGAACCAAGCTTTACCCAAAACTGGTTAGTAAACTGTGATAACTCGATAGCCCAACTAATAAGACAAGCAAGAGAAATAAATAAATTTCATTCAACATTCATAGACTCCGTATTAAGATATACGCACAAAGGCAGAATCCATGCAGAGATAAATCAATTAAGATCAGATCAGGGCGGAACTGTATCTGGACGTTTATCTTATTCTAATCCTAATTTGCAACAAATTCCAGCCCGTAACAAAGAAATGGGTGATAAAATTAGAAGTCTATTTTTACCTGAGGAAGGTAGGCAGTGGGGTAGCTTTGACTATTCACAACAAGAGCCTAGATTGGTAGCTCACTATGCTGCATCTATAGACGCAGGATTTGATGGTGCTGATGAATTTATAGAAGCCTATCAAAATGAGTCAGCAGACTTTCACCAAATAGTTGCTGATATGGCAGGTATATCTAGAACTCATGCTAAGACGATCAATTTGGGTCTTTTTTATGGTATGGGTAAAAACAAATTAGCTAGAGAATTAGGTATTGATAAAGATGATGCAGATAAATTGCTGCAAACATACAATAGTAGAGTACCATTTGTTAAGAAATTAGCCTCAGAAGTGTCTAATAGTGCCTCTAAATACGGCTTTATTCGGACAATAAAGGGCCGTAAATGCCGATTTGACATGTGGGAGCCATCTACCTTCGGAATGAATAAAGCGATGGACTATGAGGCTGCTAAAGCCCATTATGGCAATAATATACGTAGGGCCTTTACTTATAAGGCTTTAAACAGATTAATACAGGGGTCAGCAGCTGATCAGACTAAACAAGCAATGATTGAATGCTACAAAGCTGGATATAAACCTTTACTACAAATCCATGATGAATTATGTTTTTCAATAGACAAGGAAGAAAATATAAAAGAAGTTAAGGAGATAATGGAACATGCAATCGAAAACCTCAAAGTCCCCTCCAAAGTGGATATCGCACTCGGATCCTCTTGGGGCGAGGCAAAAGAGTAACTGCCTCGCTTGTAAGAATAAAAAGATAATTAATCTTGAGCAGAATCTGATTCGAGATGCTCAGACGATACCTTGTCCTGCTTGCACTCCGACTCCTGATTGGTTTCGTTCGAAAGCAGTTCTTTAGAATTATAATATTTTAATTTATAACCCTTCTCTTTTAACTCTTTGATCCTTTTTGGTGTCCAATAAAACATAACTCTCCTTTTTTATTTTTACCCTATTATAACATGGACGATTTTTTGATTTTTTATTTTATTGAAGAGTAGACGACTGCCTGATGCAGGGGTTTCATTCTAGCTGCGACACTGAATACTATTCAGGCATTTTGATTGAAGTGTTGAAAGAGATAATAATTTTAGGTTCATCAAACAAATTTACCGGAGACTTGTGCCACCAATAAGAAGGTATTGTTAAGATCTGTCCTTCACTTACATCAAATGTTTTTGGCTGCTCAATATGTTTAATAGTTGTTTTAATTTCTTTGTTAGGTAAAGATAAATAATAAATATTTGTAAAATGCACTCCTCCATGAATATGCCATACGTGAAAATTATTTTTTTCATACCATTGAAACCAGGCATTGTGTAAACCAATTTGACTTTTAACTTTATCTTCAAAGTCCATTTTAAATTGATGATAAATATTTTTTAAAAAATATTCTCTCCATTCATTACGCATACTGTCAGGTAAATTATAATCAGTATGTGCAATTTGTTCTATTTGGTTTTGTGGTATTAATTTTATTTTTTCTAAAATGATTGGTTTATGTACTTCATGTTTAGGTACATTATAAATCCAACTATCTTTTATTGATGACTCTTCCTGATGCACCTCTACGTCTACCTTTCCAATTTAATCTTAACTTTAATACTTCATCTTCTTGCCCATGACAAATAGTGATTAGATGACCTTTCTTGGTATCAGTAATCCAATATTTTTTATAATTATTTATTGTTACGGTTTTATTAGAGGGCATAAGTCCCCTACACTTTATATCGAAAAGAGTTAATGTGCTAGTATTATTTAACTAGCTATATCAAAAAGACCTTTTTGTGCGTCTTCAACACTTTGATCATTAATCTTTGTTCTAAGATTTTTGATCTTAATATCGATCCACTTCATGTCAGGAGTCACCCGACCTTGCTGCAATGCCTGTGTGGCCCACTTCGATTCCAGCTGAAGTTTTTCCGATATTAACTTTTGTAGTTGCATCTCGGTCAACCTCCTCAAAGGTTATAAAAAGAATATTGGGATTTAACCAACCACCAGCTTCTTTTTCAATTACACCCCCTGAGCTAACCTTTTTGCTAAATTCCTCAAGGGCTGCCTTATCGTTCTTGGCCTCAAGCGTCTCATCGATATATATATCCTTGTACTTTGCTTGGACGCGATAAAGCTTCATAAGGTATTATATAGCATTATGTGATATAATTGCAACACTATAGGGGTGTACTATCTTTGACTTCCATACATTCAAATTTTATGGCTAATTTATGTTGATTTATCTCACTTTCAGGCATTTTTTTCATCATTTTACCGGCTAATTCATACCCAGCGTTTGCACAATCTTTCCATGAATCATACACTCCTTGTGGATAAATCATTCCAGGGCAAGTTTGAGTTAAAAAGCTACACATATGTAAAATTAGCAAGTATTTCATTTTCCTATAATATCCTATCTTATTTAATCCTTGCAATTTACATTTAAATATTTATATTGCAAGTATGTTTATAAAAAGGAGAATATCATGATCAAC